GTTTTAAAAGAAGCATTAGAATTTATGTACAATGAAGGACACGACAAATTGACAATCGGAAGTTGTTGCTTGTCTGAATACAAAAATATCATCAGCAAAGAAGCATACGATGCAATGTACCCTAATGTATATGATATCCCGATTGATCCAAAACGACACAATTACAGCAATGCGGGGGATTGGATCAGACATAGCTATAAAGGCGGTTGGTGCTATCTGGTAAAGGGAAAAGAGAACAAAATTTACACTAACGGTACGACAGCAGATGTAAATAGCTTGTATCCGTCCATGATGTCAAGCGAAAGTGGAAATTTTTATCCGGTAGGTAAACCGAAATTTTGGACAGGAAATTTTATTCCACCGGAAGCCAAAGAACCACGCACATATTATTTCGTCAGAATCAAAACCAGATTTTATATTAAGCCCGATAAATTACCATTTATACAGATTAAGGGTAGTCACTACTATAGCGGTACAGAGGCACTTGAGACTAGCGATATCCGTGATCCAAAAACAGGAAGAATGAGCGCTTTTTTCAGTGACGCAGACGGCAATATTCTTGATACCAGAGTTGAACTTACCTTGACAATGACAGATTATGTATTATTTCGAGAGCATTATGATGTTATTGACTTCGAAATTTTAGACGGGTGTTATTTCGGCGCAAAAATCGGAATATTTGATGAATATATAAATAAATACGCAGAACTTAAGAAAAATAGCAAGGGTGCGATGCGTGAGTTAGCAAAACTTTTTTTAAATAATCTCTACGGCAAAATGGCAAGTAGTGAAGATTCATCATTCAAATTAGCATACCTTCGAGACGATAATACAATTGGTTTCGAAGAAGTAAGAGAATTTGGGAAAACACCGGGGTACATTCCAGTAGGTTCTGCGATCACAAGTTATGCAAGAAATTTTACCATAAGAGCCGCACAAGCAAATTATCACGGAAAAGATAAAGCAGGTTTTATATATGCAGACACCGACAGTATTCACTGCGATCTGAAACCCGATGATATTGTTGGAATTAAAGTTCACGACAAAAATTTCTGCTGTTGGAAATTAGAGAGCTGTTGGGATCGTGCTATATTTGCAAGGCAAAAAACCTATATCGAGCATGTTGTTGCAGAAAACTTAGAAAAAATTGACGAACCATATAATAATATTAAGTGTGCAGGAATGCCGCAAAGATGCAAAGATTTATTTGAAAAATCTATGAATGGTGATATCCCAGAAAAGGAAGAATGCACACCCGAATTATTGGAATTTTTCTATGACAAAAATGGGAACAAAATTATTCGTGATTTTTCAGATTTCAAAATTGGGCTAAAAGTACCGGGCAAATTGATGCCAAAAAGGATTGTAGGCGGTACACTTTTGGTAGAAACATCATACCAGATGAGATAAAATAAAAGGACGCACAATATTATGCGTCCTTTTTGTTATATCTTAATGATCTATAGCAAAGGGTATATAAGAGCGGTTTGCATTCCGACAAAACATATCTGGCAGTATATTTCACCTGTGCAATTCCAGACGTTTCAAGTATAAAATCCATTGCAGATCAATATAACCATATGAAAGCTAAAATGCTTTTGATTTATACGATAAGGCTTTTAGTACAACCTCTTTGCATTTCATGTTTTTGAATCGAAAACACCCTTGATCGAAATAATACCTTAAAGTCGACAGTATATGGTCATTATTTCGTAGCATAATATAATCAATTTTATGATCGTCCGTAGTCACAGTAATTTTTCCACGGAAAGTATTATCTGGTTTATCGTCACAGTATATAATTCCCTCATCGTAATAATGTCGGATGCCGTAATCCTTACCGTCATATCTAAGTGTGATAAAATATCGGTTTGCACCTGAAGGTTTTTCTATGAATGCCGTATTATCATTTAAGTATACTGCTTGTGAAGCATATCCAACATAATCATTTCCTGCAAATGCTTTATTGAAACCAGTGCTTAACTGGGCTTCGCTTGCTGATTCTACATACCCTTGTTCCAATACATACCCATGTCCACGTAAAAATTTAGTATCTGATCTCAATCTTTCTGTGATGCCTAATTCGCTATAATAAGGGTTGATTATACTACAAGGATTACCTAGCATATACACTGGAACATAGCGCACCTGCTCACCCTGACCACGTGCAATAGATGTATGTACACTGATAAACTTTTTGACTTCATCTTTGCAGTATCTACCTGATTCGGTTTGGAATTCGTCAAAAATCATACGTTGGACATCACTAAATAAGTGAGAATACTTTTTTACATTATCACACGAATTGATGCTGATAGCATAACCGCACGAAACATCGTCCAAAAACAATTCATGAAATAAACCAGATGCGACACGTTTATCTGTCATTTCTTTTCCCTTAAAAAATAGCGATCCAATGTCTTTAAAAAATTTGTCTGCGCAATCATCTAATTCATAATTGTATCGGTAAATTAACGCAAATTTTTCACCCTTGTCTAAAAATCGCTTGACACACAATCGTCCGAAATAGGTAGTTTTTCCGCCCGTTCGGTTTGTGGTGCATATATAAATTTCTGGTTTGTGCCCGTCAAGATCAAGCATAGACAGCAATTTTGTACCGTCATAATATTTTGATTTACACATTCAATCACCTCGAATCAATATACCGCACTGGTATATCAATATTCTTGTATAAAAATATTATAACATATCTCTTGACTTTTTGCAAGTATTGATATATAATAAATTAAAGAAGCTAATAAGTATACCGTCATATCGCAAGTGAACGCTTGAGATATGTGCGGCTGAAAAGACCGTGAAAGGTGGTGTCAAGTGGATATGGTATATACTGTATTGGTGGCCGTAGGATTTCACATCTTTGATATGCTGACAGGTATTATAGCAGCAGTAAAAGCGAAGGACTTGCAAAGTTCAAAAATGCGTGACGGACTATTTAAAAAGATCGGTTTTATCGCTTGCTATGTACTTGCAATCTTGATTGATACGCAAGGCGCATATATTGGCCTAAATTTAGGAGTAAAAACCCTGCCAATTATAGCACTATATGCCGTAAGCACTGAGATTGTATCGATTATTGAAAATATATCAAAGATCAACCCTGATTTGTTACCAGATACTTTAAAAAATTTATTCCACATAAATAAAGGTGGTGACAGTAAATGATATCAAATTGCGGACATGATGAAAATGGTAAATACAGCAGTGGTACGGCCGGAGATCAAACAGGAACAGAATGGCAATTAATTAATTGGTATAATAGACCGTGGAATTATGTGCTAAGGCACAGTAATAAAGAGGTTGCAGATTTAATTGCAGATTTAGCGACAGAAGCAGCAAAGAATGACCTAATCGGATATGACCAGTCACAGCGATATACATTTTGGGATGAATTAGTAAAATCTAATTACCATCCATCCCAGATCAAAACAGCATGTGAAGCGGATTGTAGTAGTGGCGTTTTATCAATCGTAAAAGCGGTTGGTTATTTACTAAATATTGATAAACTGAAAAATGTATCCATTTATGGTTATACAGGCAATCTCAGATCACTATTAAAAACCGCAGGTTTTACTGTTTTATCAGCTAGTAAATATTTAACATCTGATAAGTATTTATTAAAAGGTGATATTTTATTATACGAAAATCACCACACAGCGATAAATGTGACAGATGGTAGCGCAACACAGGAAAAAGCGTTATCTGCTAAATATTATGATAAGTCAATTGCAGGCTTGTACACAACAACAGCAGATTTAAATATGCGCAGAAGTGCAGGCACGGAATACACAAGACTAGCTGTAATACCAAAAGGTGATACACTCAGATGCTACGGCTATTACAATCTGTCAAAAGACGGTACAAAATGGTATTTAGTAGTGTATAATGGTAATACCGGATATTGTAGTAGTAAATATTTAACAAAAAAGTAAAAGAAGGGTGGTGCAAATATGGCAGTATTGAGTAAAGACCAGTTTTTTGACAAAATCAAAAATCTCATCGGTGCGGATACGTCACAGGAATCATTAGATTTAATCACAGATTTAGGTGATACGTATAATGATTTGGCTAATAAAGCAAGTGTCGAAGCTGATGTGGAAACCGCAGTCGCAGAAAATGATGCAAAATGGAGAAAATTATACACAGAAAGATTTTTTGCAACAAACGGCGGAACACCTAGCGCAGGTGCTGAAAAACCTAATACCGATGACCGTGCTAAAACGATCACATTAGACGAACTTTTTAATTAATGATTGGAGGTAATATATTATGGCAAGCAAAAACGTAAAAACCCTGAATGCGTCAAGTGTAGACATTTTGAACGCGATCCGTAATTCAGCCACGGCAAATTATCGTGACTATGTACCAATGGCAACCGCAGACGTATCTGCTATTCGTGAGATCGGTGCGATTATTATGAATTACCCCGCATTGCAGAATGAATTTTTATCTGCACTTGTTAATCGTGTCGGTATGGTATTAATGACAAGCAAAATGTACACGAATCCATGGGCAATGTTTAAAAAAGGCACTCTTGATTATGGTGAGACTGTAGAGGAAATTTTTGTAAATATTGCAAAACCATTTGAGTACGATCCTGCTACAGCAGAAAACGAAGTATTTAAGAGAGAGATCCCTGACGTAAGAGCGGCATTCCACATTCTGAATTTTCAGAAATTTTATAAAGCGACCGTTTCACAGGATCAGCTGAGACAGGCTTTTCTGTCACTGGATGGTGTGACATCACTCATCACAAAAATCATCGACAGCATGTACGCAGGGGCTAACTATGATGAATTCCAGACTATGAAGTATATGTTGGCGAAACATATTTTAAATGGTGAACTTTACCCAATTGAAACCAGTGCTACTACAAGTGCGGCTGTAACCTCAATCAAAACAGCATCAAATGGTTTTGAGTTTATGACTAGCAAATACAATCTGGCAGGTGTACACACCTTTACTGCTAAAGATGACCAGTATTTAATTGTAAATTCTCGATTCGATGCGGCAATGGATATTGATGTCCTTGCAAGTGCTTTCAACATGGACAAAGCGCAGTTTGCAGGACATAGAGTTTTAGTTGATTCATTTGGTGAACTTGATACTGCTAGATTAAATGATTTATACAGTGCGCAGGAGTGGTATACGGAACTTTCTACAGAGGAACTTAAAGCTCTTGACAGTATTCCAGCTGTTATCGTAGATAAAGATTGGTTCATGATTCTCGATAACATGATGAACTTTACTGAGCAGTATAATGCTCAGGGTTTATACTTCAATTACTTTTTCCACACTTGGAAAACTTTCAGCGTTTCACCTTTTGCAAATGCAGTCGTTTTCCTGTATGGCGAACCAGTTGTAACTAGCGTAAGTGTATCGCCGACCAGTGTAACCACTACCGCAGGACAGAATGTACAGCTTACAGCAGACGTAAAAACTGAGAATTTCGCAAGCAAAAAAGTAGTTTGGAGTGTTGACAGTGAGTATGCAACCGTAGATATCTATGGTAAAGTCACAGTCAATGCAGACGCAAGCGGTTCATTTACCGTAACTGCGACCAGTGCAATTGATGGCACTAAGAGTGGCTCCTGTGAAGTCACTATTGCGTAATATATTAATAAGGAAAGCCGTCGTAAAATTACGGCGGTTTTCTTTAAATCTAAAAGGTGGTGATTTAATTGGCTAGTATAGCCCCGAATACAACAATCCGATTATTAAAAAATTGCCCACTTGTAAATAATTACGAACACACGATTTATTTCGCTGATGCAAGCGCACAAGCATCCTATTTTTCTGGCCTTACAAAACAGATATTTTCTGAACAAACATATCAGCGGCAAGGCTCTGGCAGATTGCGTGTGCAAGCATGCGCAGATAACATTTACGATTGCAATTATTTGATGTTCCAAAATTCATCGTTTGGATCGAAGTGGTTTTATGCATTTATTACAAACATTGAATACATCAATAACGTTGTATCAGAAATTACATACGAATTAGATGTAATGCAAACATGGTTTTTTGACTATAATTTACAACAGTGTTTTGTTGAACGTGAGCACTCAGAATCTGACTTAATCGGTGGCAATATTGTTCCCGAAAGTATCGATATAGGTGAATATATCTTTAATGACTATGCCCCTATTTGGGACTTAACATCTATGGCTGTCATTATTGCAATTGTTGATGTTGACGGTTCGAGCGAAGGCGCAGTGTATGATGGTGTATACGGCGGTTGCGAATTATGGGCATATAATTTATCAGATGTTGATAGTATAAATGATAAAATTAATGACTATAAACAAAAACCAGAATCTATTGTATCGATGTACATGCTTCCTAGCAGATGTGTTACTACTAATATACCAGACGGTGGTGCGCATTTAAAAAGTAATACATCAGGCAGAAATTTTACTGCTATCATACAGGCATTAACAGATACAGATACGATTGATGGTTATACACCAAAAAATAAAAAGTTATACACGTACCCTTATAACTTTTACCACGTGGATAATGCAAACGGACAGGAATTATCATTGCGGTATGAATTTTTTGATAATATGGTTGTATATTTGACCGTAGACACAACCTTAACTCAACCAGTGCAAATGGTGCTTAGGCCATATCGATATAAGGGTACTCAGCGCAGTGATGATCTAGTCACATTAAATACTGAATCTATTACATTAACTAATTTTCCTATGTGCTCATGGAATAATGACAGTTTCCAGACTTGGATTTCACAAAATGCTGTCCCAATGGCGACAAATGCCGCAGTATCATTAGGTACAGCAGTAGCAACAGGAGGACTGACTGCTGTAGGTGCGGTTGGCACGATCACAGGAATGCTGATGCAAGGATATCAGGCTTCTATCGCCGCAGATGTATCAAGAGGCTCATTTTCAAATGGCGGAGCGAATACCGCAAATGGGAAACAGCAGTTTTACGGCGGAAGGTGCAGTATCACAGGCAGAATGGCACGCACGATTGATTCATATTTTGACATGTTTGGGTATGCTGTCAAATATATTAAAGTACCTAATATATCAAGCAGACCGCACTGGAATTATACCAAAACGGTAGGGTGTATCATCAAAGGTAGTGTACCGTCAGGTGATGCAAATAAGATTTGCAGTATTTATGACAAGGGTGTGACATTCTGGAAATCTGGTGACGAAATTGGTATGTACAATTTAGACAACAGACCTAGCGCTTAACTTTCTGTTATCTGTTAAAATTTATCTAATAGATAACAGATATGTCTGGAGCGAAGCGCAAGAACATATTAAAGAAATGAGGTGTAAAAATGGCAAAACGACAAAATAGACAATTTTGGGAATCCGCAAGTATGAATAATGCAAATTTTATGCAATATTATAACAGGCTCACAGAATTATCAATTAGTACATTTGACTGGCAAAATTTACCAGAGACAATTGATCCTAGATTTTTGGAGTTGGTTCTTTTTGGTGATGGAAAAGCAATCTTTTTCAAGGATGAAGTTTTAGGTTTTCTTGCTTTACGGTGTACTACAGGCGGTCAATTTAATGTATACATGATACCTAATGACAGATACGCATATGCGACAAATGGATATCAAGCGCATTTAGACCAGACAAACAGCGTTATTATTTATAACAATATGATTCATACACCTAGTAGTTTAGATGTAGAAGTATTTGCAAAAAGATTATACAATTTGGATCGCACAATTGACGTAAATATTAATGCTCAGAAAACCCCAGTGCTGATACAGTGTGGTGAGACTGAGCGTCTGACCATGAAAAATTTGTACAAACAGTATGAAGGAAATGAACCTTTTATATTCGGTGATAAAAATTTACGTCCTGATGCAATCAAAGTTTTGCAGACTGGCGCACCTTATGTATCCGATAGACTGTATACGCTTAAAACGCAGATTTGGAATGAAGCACTGACCTATTTAGGTATCAGCAATATGACCGAAAATAAAAAAGAAAGATTGCTGAAAGATGAAGTTCAGAGAAACCAAGGCGGTACAATTTCCAGTAGAAAATCCCGACTGAAAGCAAGACAGCAGGCATGTGATGAAATCAATAAAATGTTTGATTTGAATATATCATGTGTATACAATGAATCAGACAAGAGTGTAGATGAAGATGAAGAAGATGCACCAATTGATACAGAAATGGAAGGTGACCTTTAATCTAGCAATTTATTTTGCTAGATTATAAGGCTGACTGAAAGGAGGAACTTATGAGTAAATATACAACTGAAGTTAGATATATTTGCGAAGTAAACGCAGGCCTTGATGAATCTGTCGGTTTTGACGATATTGAATCTGTGATTGAGAAATCCGCACCAAAGATTTTTAATTTTACTTTTCCTATTTTTGATGAAAATTATCGACTGCCTTTGGAAAAGAAAATCCTCTTGCATTACTATACTAGAGAGATCAGTGAGGAGACTGTCGGTCTTTGGAAATTAAGACTTAATCAGCGACTCAATGATATTATGCCAAAGTATAATCAATTATATAAATCTGAATTGTACGAATTTAACCCAATGTATGACGTAGATTTAACAACAAAATCCACAAGAAATACAGATGGTACAACAGAGGGCAGTGACAGCAGAGAAACGGAAGAGACTACAGAACAGAGTGGTAATACTAATACATCACAGAAAAGTGAGGGAAGTGACACCTCAAACACAAGCACAACAAACACAGATAATTCTACAACAAATAACACAAATTACGATTTATATAGCGATACACCACAAGGCGCAATAACGAATCTGGATAGCGAAACCTATTTGACAAATGCAAGAAAGAAAACTGATGCATCGACAAATGTATCAAATGGTACATCAACTAGCAACACACAATCAAGCAACACGGATAATACAGACAGCACAACAGACACATCAACAGAAAGCACAAGAAATGTAAGTGATTCTGGCAAGTCAAAAACGACAGCTAAAAATACTGAGGAATATATACAGACTGTTGCAGGAAAAACTGGCGGCACAAGCTACAGCGCAAGGCTGAAAGAATTCCGGGAGACATTTTTAAACATCGACTTAGAAATTATCAACGAATTATCAGATTTATTCTTTGGTTTGTGGTAATATTTTACAAATAAAGAGATAGTGTGATGCTATCTCTTTATTTATTTTTACCTTGACATTAATATACCAGTGTGCTATAATATCAGTAAATGGAGGACATAAGCTATGTATAATTATCCCAATTATAATATGCTCAGTCCATACCCACAACAGCAGAGCGCAGGCTTGATCAGAGTCACAGGCATGGACGGAGCGAAAATGTACCAATTATCACCGAATAGTGCGGTCGCATTATTTGATGCAAATGAGGACATTTTCTATATCAAAACGACAGATGGCGCAGGTTTTCCGACAATTCGGAGTTATAAATTTGTACCAATTGATACACCACAGGCACGAACCCGTTTTGCGGATGCGGTACAGGATGCAGATGTAATATTTAAGTCGTATTGACTAGGAAGGGAAAAGCGGTATAGTCAATTGATTATGCCGCTTTTGTGGTAATAAAAATGAGTTGTAAAAGCGCAATTTATACGGTAAATAATACAGTAAATGCAGTCGCTTTAAATGGAAATATCCCTTTAGGCACTACTTTACGTAGATTTGGTCAGAATTTAGAGCAGAGTGGCAATGGTATATTAGTATGTGGTGATGGATATTATGATATAGGATGTTCGATCACATTATCACCTAGTACGGTAGGCACTGTCACAGTGTCGGTATTACAGGATGGCGTTGCGATCGCAGGTGCAACAGCCTCAGCAAATGTAGCAACAGCAAATACACCAATTAATCTTAATTTAAAATCAATGCTAAGATTAAGATGTTGTGATGATACGTCAACATTAACACTGTTATTAAGTGGTGTAAATGCGGCAATTAATAATGTGGCTCTGACCGTGGAAAAATTATGACAGAAACTGATATATTTTAGAGGTGTTAAAGAATGAGAGAAGTGAATGAGATTTTTACTGATATATCAGCTCATATGATCGAAGGTTTAATGTTACATAATGATTTAGCCGATTACTTTGATTTTCTGGGGTTGATGGGTTTCAAAAGAATTCACGAATACCAGTATTTGTCAGAATCAGCAGAAATGAGAGGTGTACACCGATATTATATCAATCATTTTAACAAATTATTAAAGACAAAAGAAATTGAAAAAACCGATTATATACAAAAATCAATGTATGACTACACAAGATTTGATATAAGTATAAGTGCTAAAGAAAATGCTGTAAAAGATTGTATGGAAATTTGGCGAGACTGGGAGCGAAAAAGTAAATCATTTTATGAAGAGTGTTATTACGAATTATGTGAAATGAAAGAAATTGCGGCGGCTTGCAAAGTAAAAAAGCTAGTATGTGATGTTGATGAAGAACTGAAACGTGCTGTTAGGCTACATATTAAACTTTACGGTATGAAATTTGATTTAACTAGCATGATGATATTACAAGACGATATTCATGAAAAGTATAAGAAAATGACAAAAGAAATAGGTGTCGATATCTGTTAATTTTTGTGGGTGGGATGGTGGGTAAATGTGTAGCAATAAAAATTTATATAAATTAGAAAGGTGGTTATAATATGTCTGATTTTCAAAAAATGAAAGCAATGAAACCATGGGTACAGTACGTTTTGCCCCTTGTTTATGATGACAGTTTAAGTTACTATGAATTGTTAAACAAGGTAGTAAAACAGCTCAACATTTTAATCAACAACAATAACTTAATTCCACAGTTTATTAAAGATCAGATTTCTGACTTTATTACAAGCGGAGATCTGGCCGAAGTTGTGCAGAATATCGTATCAAATTTTATGCTCAACGTAAAGTATCCGCCTCAGGGCATTAGTGGGGCTGTTGGTGATGGTACAAAAGAAGATACACAAGCAATTCAGGCTTGTCTCGATTATGCAAGCAAAAATGGCGGAGGTTGTGTTTTCTTTCCTACTGGAAAATATTTAACTAATTCGTTAAATGTTCCTAGTAATGTTTCTATAGTAGGTCTTGACAGATATACTACTAAATTAGTATTACAGGCAGGTGCTACCAGTGCGATGCTTACCTTAAATGGTAAAAATACTGTTGGAAATATCACACTTGATGGAAATTCAGGTGTGCAGGTAAATGAAAATCCTGTTATCGTGTGTAATACCAGTAACTTAAATTTGTACAATTTGATTATCGACAATATGTTTACTGGCATTGAATATAATGGCGCCAATGGGCATTTACATGTAAATGACATTGTTTTTGGTGAATGTGTAACAAAATGCGTTGATATCAAAGGTACAAGTAAGGTATTTTTTGACAGTGCAATTTTCACAAAATTGAGCGCATTAAAAGGTGAATGCGTTATCAATGTTGAAAGCAATAATGGTGAATACCACTTTACAAGTGAAGCAGAATGTTTGGTATGTCTTGTAAATAAAGGCGAAAATAACAGATTTTATGGCAATATCACTAATGCGACTAAGAATTATGAAAACTACGGCACAAATTGCTTATTTGATGTGAGTGGTGTATCTGTAGACATTGTTTTAACCGATACTTACAAAATCGGGGCTAATAAATCTGCCGAAATTGTTACAAAAGATTACAATGTCAAAGGTGAAAATGCTACAATTACAGCTGAAAATGTGTGTAATATTGTAGCAAAATCAACAAACGTAAAGAGTGATGATTTTGTTGTCAATAGTGAAAATGCTGATATTTCATCCGATAAAGTGAAAATTAGTGGTAATGAAAACGGACTTGATTTGACTTTCGGACTGGAAGCAAAAAAGATTGATAATTATTTCAATGCATTTGATGTCCGTGATATTGACGGAAATGTACAGCATGTTTTATTAAAAGGTGATTCAGATGTTGTAATTGATGATAAGACGAAATATTTGTATTCCAGTGATTATGGTATCTCAGCAGATAGCGATGATAATACTGATGCATTTAAAGCGTTCTTTGATGATATCATTGCTACTGGAAAAGTAGGTTATTTGATCCGTGGTGATTACACTTGCTTGAATCCCGTTGAGACGATTTGTAATATCAATAGCGAAACACAAAACCGTGTTAATACGGCATTCATTTTGATTGGTAATGAGTCAAGAGTGACTTTCCCGAATTCTGACGGGTTTTCATTCAAGCATTATTTACCGTCACATACAACAGAATCCGATTCTTATATGCGTGCGTTTGATATTTCAGATTTGACGGTCGTGGGCAAAGTTGGAAATGAGACTACAGGATTGACGATCGGCGATCCTAGTTATCGTTTTGATTTTACCTACCAGTTAGGCACATTAAATCATGTTCAGGTCGCTTCATTCCAGACATGCTTTAAAATCGGCAATGTTAGGCACATTAATTTTATAAATTGCGTAGCTAGAAATAGCAGTAATACAATTGCGTGTCGTGGACTTGATATTGTAAGCACTGTTAAATCTCCGTTTCTGTCTACAGCTTTTACTGGCGATATGAAATTCACAAACTGTGAGTTTACAACGTCAAAATTTGAGGCTTCCAGATGTGTCAATATTAGTGGATCTTCTAGTTCGACCGATATTAGAGCGACTGTTAGAGGTTTGACATTCACTGGTTGCACGTTTTACGGTAGAGGTGGAAATGGCACGG